TTCCTCGAGGGCTGTATCAGGGTCAATGACCAATGTAAAGGTGCGACCAGAAGGGATTGTGATACCACCGACGAGACCAGTACCGGATACCACCGTCATAGTGGTAGCACCAGAGGTGATAGTTCCCGTTAGTGTGCTCTGTTGAGAGCGAGAGGAATATTGGCGTGTTGTCATTCAGGTTCCTATCGAATGTAGTGGATACGCGAGGGGTACAAAGTTTGCTGGCGAGATACTTCCTCATTCAATCGCTGTGTGTAGAGAGCGAAGAGCTGACGTGCAATATTAGAACTGGAACCAAACGGTCTCCTGGAGTCAATCTCATCAGCCTGTGGGCTAGTCTGAGATGCACGTGCTGGGTCGAGGAATGTAAGAAGTCGATATGCAGCACCGAGGATTACTACGTCTTTGCTTGACTCAGGCAAGCCAGAGACAGTTGAGAAGTCATCGGTGTTGTTGCTCAGAGCAGTAGGCTCTGTAGCATAAGTGACTTTGACGGTACGGCCAGGTGTGATGTAGTCGTAGATTGTCAGAGTCTGTGCGTTAGCCCCCCATGTTGCTGTGTCGGCAATCGAATCAAAATCCCACCTACGGACATTGATCCATTCTTTAGAAGGTCCGACATCTTGCCACATGATTCTTAAGATGGACTCTATTCCAAGTCCGTCAAAATCGTAAGTATTCTGTGAAGCGTTCCAAGTGAAACTGGTCTGCTTGATAGAGCTCAAGGATGAGCCCATAGCAAGAATCGTATCGTTGATAGCCTTCTTGACCGAGTTCCTAGGAAAGGTAGGGGAGATGGTTACCTTGGCATCAGCGGATGCGGTGGATGCTGTAGTACCAAGGTAGCCACGACCATATGGAGCGATAGTAGCCGTATTAGCAATGCGGTCAAACGAATCAACCCACATCAATTCATCGCCTACTTCAATGATTCCTTTACCAAGGTTATCGGTAGAGGCAAGACTGAGTACCAAAGGCGAGGAACTTGGTGAAGTTATGGATGTGAAAGCTGCAGTGAGGTATGTTGATCGGTCTTGGTTCAGGGTGTAACCAGCCATGTTTATCAACACTTCATCGACCATATTGCTAAAGGTTACGCTCATTAGATATTAATGCTCCTTAGAGCAGGAATTGCTTCCAGCCCAGTAGTTCCTGCTAGTTCATTACAAACGGCGTTCAACCCTTTGTAAGCATTAGGTTGGCGCGATGCGCTTACCTTAAGGTTAAGGGCAGCCAATACGCCGAGACCGCTAGTGCCTGCATAGGCGTTGGCTGCTCCCTGTTCCTCAAGATAGTTTTTGGGATTAGGGTATGTGCCACCATTAGCGAGTCTGTTCAACTCATCTACGAATGTACTACCTGCTTCTCCTGTTGCCACTACATACCCCTGTTACCGTAGTTAACAGGTTTAGATGGCTTGGTTTTTCCCGTGTTCTTAAACGCTGTTACTACTTTATAACCTATGGTTCCAGGCTTGAAGGAAGCAACGTTCTTGCTCTTTGGTGCTGAAGCCTTGGTCGATGACATGGCGCGTGAACGAGCCTGGTCTGCTGTCTTGTTTACAACAGGCTTTACCTTAGCTGCGTTACGAGCACGTGCTTGGTCTGGAGACTTAGCAACCTTTGCAAATGATGAACGGGCTGCGTTAAGACGCTTTGCTCCGTACATACGTCTGATTCCTTGAATGAACTCAGCATCAGCACCCTTAGGGGTCTTGCCAGCTTTAGCAAGAGCCTTGGTCATTCCCATTGATTTAATCTTGTCGATTGTTTTCTGACTTACTGGAGTGTAGAGTTTTTCTCCTCTAGCACCTTTACCGCCACCCTTAGGGGTTGGCTTCTTTACCATCTTTGGAGCGTATGGCATTTTACCACTTCACCTTATCTGCCCAATATGCGGCACTCATTTTTCCTTTTGCGATGTTGCGACGATGGCGAGCCTTGAAAGACTTACGCTTCATCTTCATCCTGCGGGACTCTCCCGCCTTTGGCTTGCCAGCAACGGATGCACCCTGCTCGCCAAATCTGATTGTCTTGACCTGAGTTCCCTCTTTAGCCACCACAATGTGAGACTTCTTTGGGTGGTTAGGAGTTCTCTTAGGTTTGTTGTAACCCGACACGCCTGCTCTAGCAAGGCGTGAATCCCTCTTTTGCATTATCTGTACCTCGCGGTTTTCTTTGCAATCCGTTTAGGTTGCTTTGAGAATTGTTTCCCTGCCTGAGTATCTCTGCGCTTCTTAGCAGAAGTAGCAGCGTATTCCTTAGCCGATAAAGCTTGACGAGCCTTTTTGGGCAGGTATCGCTCACCAGTAGCACTAGAACCTTGGGTGCTCGGTTTACCCGAGCGAGTACCCCACTTTTCCTTAGTCCACTTAGACAGAGACTTTTGTTTACTGGTCTTGCTACCGCTGTAGCCCCCACCAGATTTCTTATACTCGAGTGCGAGTAACTGAGCTTTACGAGCCGACCATTGGCCTGGCCTCCCACCACGGGAGCCAGCCATGATTCGGTTCTTAATCCTATTTCTTAACTCTGGATTCGTGTACGCCATACTCGCCATACTTTCCTAGCACTGCTCTAATAGTGCCATTCTTATTGAGTCGGACAACCATCCCGTTCTTGATTTGAACAGGATTAAAACCGTAATGTGGTTTGTGTTGGCCGGAAGACATTACTTGCCTGTCGTCCTCTTAGCTGATCCTCTAACCTTCTTGAGATTAGGATTCTTACGTTTAGCAGCTTTAGAAGCCTTACGTGCGCCAGCAGCAAGGATTGCTCCTGCTCGTTCCATAGGGATTCCCTGACGTCTAGCAATCTGTGCTTGGGCTGCTTTGAAACCCATGCCTTTCTTTGCTCTCATTAACGTGAACCTCCAAATGGATAGACTTTGTACTTGTCCATGATTTTCTGTCGTGCTTTGTCAAGGTCTTTAACTTTGCCACTGTTTAACATTTTCTTAAACTCTTTTTCGGCTTTCTTGACAAGATTCTGGAAATCTTTATTGCTAGGCATTACTTCTTCTTCGCCTTCTTCTTAAGCTTCTTAGCAGCCTTCTTTACTTCCATGCGCTTCTCAGCCTTGGATTCCATCTTCTCAGCCATGGCGTAAGCCTTAGCTGCTTTCTTGCCCTTAGCCGTATACGCGAACTTCTTTCCATTTACCATTGGCATTAGATTCCTACCTCTTTCATAGCTTGCGCTGTTGATTTGTTGATGTTGGTTGCTTTCGGCATGGTCTCGGCGTTGTATGGTCGTCCCATTACCTCAGATGCTTGTAGTGATTCTTCGACTGCTCTCATCGAAGTTCCTGCTGGTTGGATGCCTTGTTTCCTTGCATCCTTATAGGCACTTAGTTCCTTATCCCATTTTTTTTTAGACATTAGACGGTTACTGTTTGCGTCTCCAGTCGAGACGACTAACGTCCCTACTTTACACCCAAAGCACCCCTCTACGTACTCTGGATGAGTCTGTTCTCTATGCAGGCTCAAAGTTGTCCTCCGTGACCCCTACGTTGCCGTTTATCAGTTCTGTCCGTTTTGCTGCACTTACTGTGTACTTGTACCCACCCCTGTAGACCTCTGGGTAGGTAGGTAGGTCATCCTGGTCAGGCCAGCGAATCTGCTGATAACTACCAGAGGTAGTCCTGACAATGGTGATTCCTCTGTCCAACTTGTAAAAGTAGAACAATCTATGCCCGCCAGCAGGACCTTCTTCCACCGTTGGTGGTGTGAATATGTAATCAGTCATAAGTCCTCCTAGTGAACTTACCAGTAGGCTAGGTTGCCCTAGCCCACCAGTCAGTCAACTAAAGAGCCGCGATCGAAGATCCGCTCTCAAGACGATAGAGTGCCTCTTCACGGTAACGTGCGAAGCCGAGTACGCCGTACCAACCCATTGGGCGGAGACGCATCAACTTGTCAGTTACAGGTCCGATGACAGTGTGTGGCTCTTCTGCAACAGCCTCAGCCAACGCCTGCTTACCGCAGAGGATGGTGTTGAAGATACGGGTGACAGGTGTAACCGTAACAACAGTGGTTGCGGTAACAGGAGCAGTGAAGGCAGTATCGACAGTAAATGTCGTGGTATTGCCAGATGTACTGATTGCAGTAATCTTTGTACCTGAAGCGATACCAGTTCCTGCAATCTTGTCGCCAACCTCAGCGCGGGTTGCGATAACAGCTGAAGAAGCAACACCAAGGGTGAGGCCTCCAGAGTTACCTGCAACGGTTACAGCGGTTGTAGCGAGGGCAGTCTGGTCAGCGCCACTCTTGGCGTTGTACAGACGTGGGGACTCGACGAAGAAGAGACCTTCGTACTGTCCGATTTCGCCAGCCCAGATTTGTGAGCCGTCTTGGTAGTTGTGCGGGTCACGCCAAGCAGCAGCACCAGTCTCGGCACGGAGATCGTGCGAAACCTCAGGGTGAATACCTGCCCAGTAGAGTGAACCCTTGCGAGCAACAGCCTTGTTCGAACGAAGCTTGGCGACAGCCTTGCGGAGGTCAGCCGAGTCAATCGTGTCAGAAGCGTCGATGTTGGCAGTAGCAGTTGCGTTGCCAGCATAGATAACGTTGGACCCACCACGGAGGGTAGTCATCGCAACGTTGTCGATCGAGTCTGCCAAGTTGAAGGCAATGATGTTCGCAATCGCTGGGTCTACATCAGCAAGGCTGAAGAGCTCCAACGCGCGGGTTGTGATAACTGCGTTACCGTACTCTTGAAGAGTAATGGTTACGGAGTTAGGTGTTGACATTGCAACTGCATCTGGATCAACTGTCTCAGAAAGTGCAGTTGTTGCAACATCGAGGTCCTTGTACAGCTGTAGAACAACTGTTGAACCTGGAATGGATTGACGAGCTGGGCGCTTATCCGCAACAGAACGAATTAGAGGTTCTGAACGGAGAGCGAACTCGAGAAGGCGATCGTATGCCTTCTGTACGAGACCAGCACCGCCTACTGTACCACCGAGTGAAGCAGAGTCGGTGGATACATATGCGTTTGACATTTTGTCTCCTATAGACTATGAACGGTTATTGTTGAGACCGAAGAATAGACAAGAGTTCCTCTTCGGAGTTGGCTCCTTCGAGTTGCATCTCAAGACTATTTGCTCGGTCCGGTGAAATAGCACCTTGGGTAACGATGTCCATCTGGCGAAGACTTGCTAAATCTCTTTCGCTTACTGACTTCTCGGGTTGGACTGTATAGCCGAATACATCAGCATTTTCTTCCAACCATGAAGTGATAGATTCTTCAGAAGCGTCCAAGTCATTCGGGACGAACTTCATCACCTTGGTGTTAACTCCTCTGGATGCGAATACATCCTTGAGGACTCGCTCACGCTGGGCCTTGCTCAAGTCTCCTAAAGAGGACTCAAGCTCCTTTGCACGCTTCTGTTCGGCTTTCAAAGCCTTACGCAGTTTGCGAACAAGGTCGGTCTCTGACTCAAACTGAGGAGTCTGAACTGTGTCATCCTCATCATCTTCGTCATCCCAGTAGTTATCGCGATTGTTGCTCATAGCAACCTCTCCCTTTCGTTGTAGTTGTCGTAAGCCTCAATATCAATCGGGGGGTCGATATTGGCTCTTACTACCAGTCTTGTACACCTGATGGGGCTGGTTGGTCCATCTAGGGATTCTAAACTAAGCCAGCAATATTGATTTTGGTTCTGGCTCTTCCTGATCGACCTTCGAACTCAACTTGCTCTCGTTCTTCTAGTCGTTTTCTTCGTTGGGACGGCATACCAAGCATCTGTTCAGCTTCTAGTTCTTGCTGTAACTGAGTAACAGGAACTGGTTTTGCAGTCTTATCGTACATACCTGAAAGTTTTGTTAGCCCAGGAAGTTGTTGCGCTATGGTCTCGTATGACCTAGCAGCTTCTTGTTGTATCTGATCTGGAGAGTAACCCTGCTCAGTAAGTGCTGCAGAAAGTTGCTTAATACGTGCTGTGTCTACGGAGATACCAGCAGAAGCCCTGCGTAGGGCCTCCGAAGCAATAGCAGCTTGTCCTCTGCGCTCTTCGAATACCATGCTTCCGATATCTGGGTCCATAAAGAAGTCAGTCAAGTCTTGACCAGTCTTAATGAAACCTAAATCTTGTAGAGCAGTTGTGTAAACTGGGTCTGCGGTTATCCCTTTAAGGCGTGCCAAGTTAGCCCTTTTGTCTAAATCGCTTACGCTGATATTGTTCTTGACATACTTCTCAAGCGATGATCTCTCAGCCCACTTAGGGGAAATGGAATATTTTTTAACTAGGTCTTCCATCCCAAGAACCATATTGAATATTTCAGCAGGTGTCTTGGCTTCGCTTGCTGGCGATAGTTCAGCCAGCGATGTGTATTCTCTGAAGAAAGGAGACTCTAGTATTACTCCACTTTTTAGGGTATAGTTTTTATTGTTAAGAAGGATATCAGTTGCTTTGTCAAAGTCTAATCCTTCTCCCATTAAAGTTTCTATGAAGGTTGTCGAAGTATCTATGATATTCGACTTAAATCGCATAGCTTTCAGACCTGCCTTGATGACATCAGTCTGAGTGGTTGGCGCTCCACTTGTTGAAGCTACTGTGATATTCTTGAGGTCAATATTGGCTTGTACAGCAGTGTCAGCAGCCTTTACAGCATTTGCTGCTGCCTCATCGAATATCTTGATGTTCTCTGGAGAACTTTGTAGTGCAGCAATGTCTTCTTTAGTAGCCTGTGCGACAAAGTTACCATTGATATCGTAGTCATTAATATCTACTGCTACGGCAAAGCCGTCCTTATCTACAACAGTTCGGACCGGAA